TAAAGAAACAAAGAGGGAAACAATGAAAATCCAGTTACAAGTAACACCAACCGAAGGTGACCCCTATGAAGTCGAAACGAACCTATTCGTCATCGTCGCATGGGAACGCAAATTCAAAAAGCAAGCATCCAGTCTTGCCAACGGAATCGGCGCTGAGGATCTCGCATTCTTCGCCTTTGAATCTGCTCGCGCTGCGGGAATTACAACACCATTGGCATTTGATGAATTCATCAAGAAAACCAAGTCAATCGACGTTGTCAGTTCTGAGGCTGCAAACCCCACCGATCCGGCAGTTTCCGCCGGTCTCTAGCAGAGTTACTTGTCGCGACCGGATACTGGCATCCCGACATTCCGTTCGACACAGAGGATCTCTTCACGGCATTCGATGTAATGAACGAGCAACAGAAAGCACAACGGACTAGACGATGACCACGAATACAACGATTGAACTGACAGGACTCAAAGATGCGATTCGTTCGTTGAACAAGGTTGAGCCTGGTCTTCGCAAAGAGTTTGTCGCGCAAGCAACGAGAATCGCTGCACCTGCAATCACAGAAGTTCAGCGAGGTTATGAACGCGAATATCTATCTGGTATGGCTCGCAACTGGACGCAGGGAGGTTCCAAGAAGTTTCCGTTCTCAATCTCCCGTGCCATCTCTGGAGTCAAATTGAAAGTCGATGCCAGTCGCGAAGCAACATCTCTGATCTATATTCAGCAAATGAACGCAGGCGCTGCAATCTGGGAATCAGCCGGACGCAAAACCCGCAACCCGCTAGGCGACAGTCTTGGCGACATCCCCCGTCCGAGCCATACCCGCAATCTCGGTCCGGCAGTCTTTCGCAAGCGCAAAGAAATTGAACGCGAAATGTTGAGCGCGTCATTGGCAGCAATTCGACTTGTTGAAAAGGAACTGAACTGATGGCACTTTCAATTCCAATCATTTCCACGTTCGATGGCAAAGGTGTCGACAAGGCAATCACAGAATTCAAGCAACTTGAAACAAGCGGAGAGAAAGCACATTTCGCAATCAAGAAGGCAGCGGTCCCCGCAGGACTTGCGATAGCAGCATTGGCAGCTGGACTTGTCGATTGCACAAAGGCAGCTATTGAAGACCAGGCAGCAGCTGACCTTCTCGCCATTGCTCTTGGCAAATCAACCAATGCAACAGACGCAGCAATCAAAGCCAACGGAACATTCATTGACTCGCTCATGTTGTCAACCAACACCGCAGACGATGAACTTCGTCCGGCTATGGCTCGGTTGTCGCGTAGCACAGGAGACGTCACAAAGGCACAGGAACTTCTTGCCCTCGCCGTTGACATCTCAAAAGGGTCCGGCAAAAGCCTGGAGACAGTCACGGCAGCATTGGCAAAAGGGTACGATGGCAACACCAACGCCCTCGGCAAGTTAGGTCTCGGACTCGATCAAGGACTAATCAAGTCAAAAGACTTTGGAGCCATCCAAGAGAAACTGACTGAAAACTTCGGTGGGTTCGGTAAGGCAGCAGGAGAAACCACAGAGGGACAACTAGCCAAATTTACCCTCGGCATTGCAGAACTCAAAGAAGGCATCGGCGCAGCATTGTTTCCTGTCCTCGACGCAGTACTTCCGCTCATCAACAAGTTTGCAGATTGGGCGCAAAAAAACCCAGAAGTCTTCACCATCATCGGCGTCGCCATCGCAGGCATCGCAGTTGCAATCGTTGCAATCAACGCAGCAATGGCTCTAAACCCAATCACCGCAATCGCGGTTGGCATCGGACTCGTCGCAGCAGCAGCCGTCATTGCGTACAAGAAATTCGAAACATTCCGAACCATTGTCGACAACGTATTTGGCGCAATCCGATGGTGGGCAACCAACGTCGTGATCCCAGTCTTTCAGGGTCTTCTCGGCGCTGCACAAACTGCGTTCAGAGGCATTGCAGCAATCTGGAACAACACCGTCGGCAGACTCAAATTCACCATCCCCGATTGGGTTCCTTTGCTTGGCGGAAAAAGTTTTGCTATGCCGAAAATCGGTGGGGGCGATGGAAACGGCGGTGGCAACACTGGCAGCATTGCAGCATTTGAACAAGCACAACAAACAATCATTAAAGACAACCCCGACGTCTTTGCTGCACCACCGGCAGTGGCAGCAGCTGCGCCAGGCAAAGTTCAAAACACGGCAACACCTGCATACAAGTCAGAAGGCGACACCTCTGGCGGATTCGGAACCGCAGGCATTGGCGGTATCGGCCCATTTACCAACCTCACAATCAACCTTGACGCAGGCCTCATTTCATCGCCCGCCACAGTCGGTCAAGACATCATTGACGCCATCCTTGCAGCGCAACGCAATTCAGGCGTCGTGTTTCAACCTGCGACGGGTCTCTGATGACTGTCCCCACCTACCAGGTTCTTGTCGGGTTCCAGACAACAACAGGATTTGGTCAACCTTTCCAACTTGACGATGCGGTCTACGGAAAACTTGACACCGGAACCCTCGGAGGTCTCGCCTATGCCGACCTCACATCGCTTGTTCTGTCGGTCAACATCAGACGCGGACGAAACCGCCAACTAGACCAATTCAACGCAGGCACCGCACAAGTCGTATTCAACAACAACACCCGCATCCTTGACCCACTCAACACCGCCTCGATCTACTACCCGTATGTCTTGCCTCGCTCCCCAATCATCATCTACGCCAATGGCACCCCGATCTACACCGGATTCGTCGAGGACTGGGACTTGGACTATCAGCAAGCCAACCAGGGTCGAATGGTCGCTCGATGTGTTGACGCGTTCGGCACCCTCGCCAATCAGCAACTCAACGCTTTTACCCCGTCCGCTGAGACGTCAGGAGTACGCGTCAGCACCGTTCTAGACCGTCCAGAGGTTGCCTACCAGGGCGCAAGGTCTATTGGTACAGGTTCGTCTACTTTGGGGGCTTACGCGGTCACTCAAGACACAAACGTCCTGAACTATTTACAGCAGGTCAACACCTCCGAACAGGGGTATCTCTACACCGCAGCCGATGGAACCCTCACCTTCAAGGGAAGGTCAAGTGTTCTAAACCCTGTCTCTGGGGCGTCGTTCACCACGAACGGCACCGGCATCCCATACATGAGCCTCGTCAACCAGTACGGGAGCGAGTTGCTTTACAACAACATCTCAACCCAGTCGCCCGCCGGCGCGGTGCAGAACAATCAGAACGCGGCCTCGATTGCGTTGTACCAATCCCAGACGTACCAGCTGCTCCAACTGTTGAACTCAACAACGTCAGAAGTCAACGGACTTGGCGCGTATCTACTTGGAAAATACATGAACCCAGTCGTGAGGTTTACAGGTGTTTCGTGCGAACTTGCAGCGTTGACATCGGCGCAATGGTCAATCCTTTTTGCCATTGACTTGACATCAATAGTCACAGTGCAGAAGGACTATTCAACTGGCAGTCCCGCATCTGAATCGCAGACGCTGATCATCTCGGGCGTTGAACATCGAATTGTCCCAGGCTCACATATTGTCAATTTCACAATGGAATCGACAGATCAAAACGCGTATTTCACACTCAATGACGCCACATTTGGCACCCTTTCAACCACCAACCTTCTAAGTTTCTAAAGGAGACAAAATGACAGTCAGCACACCAACAACATCAGGTCAGATTCTGACTTCGGCGTATCTCAATAACAACATTAACAGCGGATTGACTTACATCAGTTCAACAACTGTCGGCACAGCCGTTTCAAGCGTCACCGTGTCTGGTGCGTTCAGCGCAGATTATGACAATTATTTAGTAACTCTGACAGGCGGTGTAATAAGCACAACTGCTCAACTTTATTTAAGGTTTGGTGCCACAGTCAGCGGATACAAATGGCAATTGCTTTATGGTAGTTACAACAACACCCCAGCCGCTGAAGGCAGTGCTGTTGGCACTGAAATCAGATATGCAGGCAACGGCGATAGCACAGGATTTGATTCTCACATTGACATCATGAGTCCATTTTTGGCTAAAAACACAAAAACAGTTTCTTCTCAAATAAGTGGTGATGCTGGCTGTTCTTTTGGATTAGTACCAAACACAACCTCATACACGGCGTTTACAATTTTGCCAAGTTCAGGAACCATGACTGGCGGCACCATCACCGTTTACGGATACCGAAAGGCATAAAGCATGACAACACCACAAGGCACATTCCACGATGCGACAACAGGCGAAACAATTACTCGTCCATTGACTGCAGAAGAAATAAAACTGCTACCAAAAGATGAAGAATAGCCTGATTCTATTGGTTTTTTTAACATCACTTACCGCTTGTGCAGATCGCACACGCGTTAACTGTGAACGTACAAAAAACAAAGCACTCAGCGCAATAACCATTGCGCCAACACAGATAGGTGGTGGTCGATGTGGCTAGACACAAATACACAAACGAAGAAATAAAAGCACGAATGATATTCCTCGTAGCAATCTCATTGTCGTTCTGTTTCGTAGGTTCACTCTTCACCCTTCTCTATGGGCTTTTGTTTGTCACTCAACCAATGGATCAAGCACCAAACGATGCAGCCGCATGGGAAATACTGACTCCAATGGTGTTGTTCATTACTGGCGGCCTGTCTGGACTTTTGGCTGGCAACGGTCTCAAAGACAAACCTAAACAACCAGAATGAGTAACCGCGTCTATCCGTACTACCCATCATGGGATGGCAAAACCACTCAACCAGTCACGTCAAAACTTGTTGAACTTATGGCAAAACGATGGGGAACAAAGTCTCTCGGCACATACGCCAATCGACCAATGCGATCAGGGGCGGGACTTTCAGTTCATGCCAGCGGATACGCAGCTGATATCCAATACAAGGACGAAGCCCAGGCTCGAATCATTTGGGACTGGTTTCTTGCCAATTCAAAAGCCCTTGGACTTTGTGAACTGCATTGGTATGCATACGGCGAGTACGGCGCGGGATACCGATGCTCGAGGGGCGAAGGCAAGACAGGGGTCAAGATTTACACCGCGGATGACAACGCAGGCTCGTATGAAGGCAACCCAAATTGGCTTCACTTTGAAATGGCGAAACAAACACCAGAAGCATTTGAAGCCGCATGGCGGGCATTGCCCAAGCCATAAGAACGCCAGGAACTCTTCACATTCCAGGCCAGGCTCCAGAGGTTCGGTTGTTTCCCTCCTTGCCTCTGGGGTCGTATCCGCCACTATGACCCTCTCTTGTGTTACAACATCGAGACACGTCTAGCGAAGGGAAACGCAATGACCGACACCCAATTCATCTACGCATTCATAATCGGATGGGTCTCATGCTGGTTATGGCTGAAACTAATGAGTCACCGATGATGCTTCCCACCTGGGGTTATTATCCGTTATGGTCGAAAGACAGACTTACCCTCGTCCAAATCTTTACGGATTCGGCAACAGAAGAGATCGTCAAAGTCACAGTCGCCACTAGGCGCGCTCCCTGGATGACGTTTGCTTCGATAACAGAAGTTGAAAAGGTTGACTAAGAGAATCATGGCAATCGCCCTCATCACCGCAATATCCATTCCTGCTCCGGCATTCGCAGCTGCACAGCGCGACATCTACAACAAATATCACGGCGTCCTGCCAGACGCTTACTACGACAAACTTGCCTCCTGCGAAACTGGCGGAAATTGGCAACACAGCACAAAGTCCTACACAGGCGGACTAGGCATCTACCGAGGCACCTGGCAACGCTGGTCAGACACGACAAGCGCAAAAGGGCAAACGCCTATCGAGCAAGTCAAAGTCGCAGACGCAATTGCATTCAAAAGCCACATCAACCCAGACGGAACAAAAGTCTGGCGCGTCGGGCCCTGGGGATGGGGATGCGTCAAAGGGCAAAAAGCCCTCCAGAAGTACATCTGTCAATCCCGACACAGGGATGTCGCAAGATGGAAACGTGGATGCGCTACAGTCCACAAACACAAATAGAAACAAGTGAGGGAAACACTATGGAACTAACCACCGACGAGATCATCGCAAAACTGATGAACTACACCGTCAAACTAGATGCCGAAATGCGATTCGAAGAATCAGCAGTCATCAGCCAAGCGGTTGCGCTCATCATGAGCCTCCGCAACGCAACGGAACGCCTTCGGCATCCAAGCAACAAACAAATCGTCAGCGCAATCAGAAGCCAAGACGTCGACGAACTCAGGCAAGTCATCGACTGGATTATTGAGAACCCGTCATGAGCATTGAAGACTACGAACCCGTCGCCAGTCGCCTTGCGCGGTTCTGGGAAAAACACCCCGAGGGACGCGTCATCACAAAACTCATTACATTTGAAGGTGACCGCGTCATTGTCCAGGCTGACATTTATGTTGACCGTGAAGATGACCGCCCCATCGCAACCGACTTTGCAGAAGAAATCAAGGGGTCAAACAACGTGAACAAAACAAGTCACATTGAGAATGCCTGCACGTCGGCCATTGGACGCGCCCTGGCAGACTGCGACTTTGCATCGTCGACAGACTGGACGAAACGCCCGTCAAGGGAAGAAATGCAGAAAGTGTCGAGAATGTCGGGAGACACTCACATCACGGAGCCATCCAACCTTGCCTCAGAAAAACA